AGGAAGATAATGCTCAGGAACTTTGTCCTCAATTTTGCGAGTCAAAGGGCACTTGATCTCTACCAAGAGACCATCCTCGGTGATTCCGTCGGCGGATCCTCCCAGAAAAGGATACTTGGGGTGCTGCACAAGGCCAATCTCGTGGGTTTTGCGGCCCGTTCTTGCGTCATACAAGTCCCGTGCGACTGGCTCCAAGAGCGTCCCGTGGGCCGTGGCCGCATTTCCAGCCCACGCCTTCTTCAGTACTTTTTTTAATAAAAGATCATCTGGCTTTTCGTAGCGATTGTGCCCAAGTGCGCTCGCCACGTCACTGGCTGTTAGCATATTCTCGCGAAGTGCAAGCCATTCATCACTTCTCTGCTCGAAGTATTTGCGGTTCAGGAGTTCCTGTACTTTTGGAAGCGGAGCCTCCATTCCTCTTAAACCGCTTGTCTGTCTTAAGTAAGAGTTCTGCTGCGTTTTGTTCGGCCTGCTTTTTCGTGCTGGAGTACCCACAACCCATTTTTGCGCCATCTACTATTAGGGACACTGCAAATATTCCATTCACATTTCCCTCAACTTTGTATTCGGGAAGGTCTATCTTTTCCGCCTGACACCAGCGCATGAGTTGATCTTTGTAGTTGTCGTCAAAGTTCACATCAGTCTCAATTTTTTCAAAAGATTTTAAAATAAATTGTTTTGCGTAGACCATTCCAAGATCAAGATATATGGCCCCAACAAAAGCCTCAAAGACATCCTCAAGAATCTTAGGATTGGTGTTCCATCCGTTGCGGATACCCTTCTCATCCATGAGGATCCACTTGTCGAAGCAGAGTTCCTTGGCTATCTCGCACAGGGTCGTCCCACGGACCATCTTCGTGCGAGCCTTTGTCAGAAAGCCCTCTTGCTCCTTCTCGTGACGATCAAAGAGCCACTTTGTAACTACAAAACCTAGCACAGAATCACCCATAAATTCGAGCGTTTCATACGAAGACTTGAGCCCCTCGTACCTTTTGAGCGCTGATTTATGGGTAAATGCACGGAGATAATATTCTGTATTTTTCACCTTAGTTCCCACAAGTGCGTCCAAGGCACTTCTGGGAGGACCGGTTGGAACCTCCATCGTTTATTATTACACAATCTATATTTTTAAGCCAGGGAAGGCAGTGCGTAGCACTAGATTCAGCAAGCCGCCTTCTTCACCTTTGGGCGCGCTGGCTTGTCCGCGGCCACGGGCTCCTTTGGAGGAGGCGCTGGCTTGTCCTGCTTCACGTAGTGCTGATTCAGGAACTTCTGAATGTTCAGGAAGGTAATCTGAGTGCCCTCTGGAGGGCTCAGCAGGGCCTGCAGAGGGGCATCCAGAGTGATATTCTGGCCCTTCTTCAGCTCCTTCTCGGTAACGTAAGCATTCACCGCCCTGGTAACCTGAGACCGAGAGATCATCTCATCGGCCCCAAGGTTCAGGAAAGAGCGCAGGGCATCCGTTACAACCTGGGGCTTGTTGAAGCCGTTGTTCTTTGTGCGAGCCTCTTTCTTCTCACCAGTAGGGTCCTCAATGTCCCCGATTACCTTACGGACCATCTTCCGCAGGGCCTTCAGGTCCTTCTGCACGACAGAGATATCAAGAGCAAGAGAGTCAAGAGTGGCCATTTCTATTATATACGGGAACCCATTCTTTATATGAGGAACAGGGACATGAGAACCATCACTCCAACGAGAAAAATCAACCAGAAGAAACGAGTATGATAAGGAGGCCCGTAGTTGGGAGGAAGGTTTTCAAAATCTGACTCGAGTTTGAATTTCGTGGCCCTCTCGCTCGTCATCAGGCCCTGGCCAAACCCAGGAGGGAGGCCCACTCCGGTAGTCGCTTGGTACTGACTAAGGTTTGAAGGAGGCGGCCCGTCGCATTTAGGCTGACAGCACCCAGGATCACATGGGCGAACTATACCATCAGCCTTTCCTATCCAGCCGCAGAATGTTCCAGTAGGACCAGGTAAACATTGGCAGTCTATACTGCACATTACTCTTAAAGAATATTTTAGTTAGTAAAACATAATGCAGTTCTCGTCTCCCCAAAAGTTGCCAGATGGTCGTTACTTTCTGAAGATCACTGGTCAAATGTTGCAGCTGAATAACGTAAAGGTCCAGGAGGGTCTTACGACTTCTTTGACAATCGAGGTCCAGGAGGATAAGTTCTCAGCTATTGATGAAGAGATTGTCGCCAAGGCCAAGGAGTCCAAGGTGGCCTGGTTTGGGCGCGAGCTCAGTGATGAGACCATCCAGGCCGCCTTTCAGGGCAGCGTCACGGATGGGTGCCTGAGTGCCAGCCTGGCCAAGCTCAAGGGTGAGGTTGTGACCAAGGCATTCAATAGCCTGAAAGAGCCCATTGAGCTCTCGGCAGTTGAGCCAGGCGCTCAGTGCGATCTGTTTGTTGAGATGGCTGGTTTGTGGTTCCTCAAGAAGTCATTCGGCCCAGTTTGGCGTGTGATACAGGCCCGTGTCCGCGGCGGCGCCCGACCTCCCTCATTCCCCACCCAGTACATGTTTGAGGACGAGGCCGAGGTCGTGGAGGAGGAGGATCCGGCCGACTATGTTGACTAGCTCCAGAAAAAAGTATGTATATAATAACAAATGCCTCCCCGCAAGACTATAGTGGCGATTGTCCTGCTTGTGGTACTTTTGGCCGCCCTTTTCTACCCCTCAACGAGTTACTACGCTGGCCCTTCAGGCGCTGACCTTGATCGCCCGGGAGCAACCTACAATGCCGCCGCTGCAGGACCTATGGCGGCAAATGGCATGGATTATGACGTGAGCGCAGCAGGGCTTATCCCCCGTGAGATTACGGTCATGGAGGACTTTGGTAAGTTCGCGCCAGACGCCATCCTCAAGGGCCAGAACTACCTAGATCCGCGTAGCCAGATAGGTTACCCAGAGACGATTGGCGGCGTTCTCCGTAACGCGAACCGCGACTTCCGTTCGGAGCCAATTAACCCACGGACGCCCGTGTCCATCTTTAACCTCAGCACCATTCCTCCAGATACCATGCGCCCTCACTTTGAGATTAGCCCAGAGTACCAGTAAGTGCGTAGCACTTGCGTCGTTCATTTCTCAACTATTAACAAATGGATTTCTCTGAAGCCATGAAGGAATGGATCGGTCTAAAGCTCACGCTGGCCAACGCTCGTCAGGACCTTTCTGCACTCAACAAACGCGAAAAGGAACTAAAGGCGCAAATTACTCAACACATGGACACGAATGACATTGACACGGTCAAGGTCAAGGATACGGTCAAGGTGAACCTGAAGAAGAAAAAGTCAAAGGGTGCCATCACGAAGCAGGTAATTCGCACGGGTCTACTGAACTACTTTAATAATGATGGCGCTCGGGTCGATCAAGCCATTGAGGCCATTGAGGCAGCCCAGCCAACTAAGGATATAACATCTGTTAGCGTTACTGGACTCAAGACTGAGAAAAATAGTTAATAAATATAATGAAGGGCCTTCTGTGGGTAATCCTGGGTCTTGTTATCATCTTAGCGTGGATGACTCGGGGATTATCAAGGTATGCACAGAAATCAGCAAATAAGGGGTATGATCCTGCTGAGGAGGCGGCGAAGAAAGCGGCGAGGATGGCGGAGAAGGCTCTAAAAAAGGCTTCAGGTTCCCGCCGACGCTAAAAAAATAAAATGTAAATAATAATGAAGTCCAGTAAGATTCTCCCTTGGGTAATTTTCGGACTCGTTCTCGTACTAGCGTCGATGACCTTAGGTCGGTCATCAGGCTACTATGACTTGCCCGCGCCGGGCACCGCCGCTCCGGGCACGGTTGCTGCCGTGAGTTCCATGAAAATCGCTTCTACATCTCCAGCCGCGTCTGCTAAATACCCGGCCATGGCGTATACTCAGCGCGCGTGGATTCGCGACTATCCCGGAAATGACATCGGAATGATTACCGTCAAGGATCGTCAGGAATGTGCCAAGGCTTGTAATAACGCACCGGGCTGCGTTGGTTTTGTAATGGACCGCGCTGAGAAAAAGTGCTGGCGAAAGACGAAGATGGCGAACCCCCGATGGAATTGGGGTCTTCATTCTTTTGCTCTCCCATCTACTACATTTTCGCCGCCCCCTGGCACACCTCCACAACAGCGTCCTAAACGGGTGTGTATGGACATTGGTTATTAAAGATGAGAGGCGCTACAAAATTAACTAGAAATGGGACTCGGTGACGAGTACTCGCGTGACGCCCTGTTCAGGCGGCCAGACCAAGATGTTCACACATCCGACTCTGACTGTGAAGAGAGCGAGGAGCCTTTGCATCCAGATGATTTTGAGGCCTTGTACAGTGATGAGATTTATACAGATGTCGTGCTTATTCAAGAATTTGTCAACGACGGCTACCATCGCGTCAAGCACCGCTATGGGGTCGTAGAGTACACTCATATTATGCACGAGTCTGATCGCTTCTGGACAGATTGTGTGATTCGCATGGATGTGATGCGTTTGTACCGGCGCCTCCACTTCAAGGAACTCTTTGATCCTCAGAGCTTCCAGAACTGGCTACAATATTATATTGAACTAAAGTAAATGCTTCCCGATCTAGCCGCCCCGAAGGTGGCCGTCCCTGCTGCATTATTTATGCTAAGTCAGATTCTCCCACAAACGCAAGGACTAGGATTTCTGCTAGTCCCTCTTCTCTCATGGGTCATTATTCGCTTCGTTCTTAAGAACAACGTGACGTCCGCAGATATAGTTGTTCCAGGAGTTCTCACCCTAATTCTCGGGATGATTAGCCTCCCTCTTGAGATGCCGACCGCCGTCGTCACCAAGGGGCTCGTCTTCCTTGCGGTGTTTTCTTATCTTCGTATTTTGTTTCCCCAGTACTATTAGACCATGAAACCCCAGAACCTCATTATA